CGTTTCTTTAGTTGTACTATTGACTCTTGCCATTTTTACAATATTTTATTTTATTTTATCACCCCTTACCAAATCCGACAGCTTGATAGGTGAAATTTCTATCAACCGAAGCATTTGATGAATTTTTAAAATGAACAGTAAATCCAGTACCGCTAATATTAGATAATTCAAAGAAATCTCCTGAAGCCATATTCTGTGCAGTTATACCAATTGAAGGTAAATTTGAATTTACACCACCAATAGAAGAAGTTCCCGTAAAGAAAGGATGATCAAATGTAATCGTTTTTGCAGCAGGATTATTATTTGAATCAACACTTCTTTCGGTTGAAGTGCTCTGTTCAGTTCTTCTTTGAAACGATGCTGTATAACCCAACTGAAATACTCTTATGTCTTGGTCAGGATCATCACTTGTTAAATTCACTTTAAATTTAAAACCTCTACCTTTATATGTTCCGTTGGCAAATGTTTGAAATGGAGTATATGTAGGAGATCCAGAAGTGGGATCATCTTGTGTGACTGCAACCAACATTTCCGCATTTACCTTAGTAGCAGTAGCACCATCAAAATCAACTCTTGCATCTACATCAGAAATCGAATCAAATAAATCAGAAGGGAAAAATGCTTCTGTTAAGAAATGACGTTTTAAATCAAGGCTGAATACACTTCCCAAGTCTAAGAAAGCTGTACCAGGAGCACCGCCAAATTCATAATTACCTAATGATGCAATACCTCCAATATCATCTAAAGAACCAACAGCATCAAAATCTGCAATACTATCAAACTCTCCAATACCAGATAGATTTAAAGAATTAGTAGTAGCATCAAAAGCTACATTAGTTTTTATGCCTTGAAACTTAGGAACATCTAAATCTTCTCTTCTAGTTAAGGCTACTAAAGGTGCAAGATTATCAGGTAAATCTAAAATAACACTTGCTTCACCAGCACTAAACCTACCTCCATCATCTTGAAACTTTAGAATATACTCTCCTTCTAAATAAGGAACTTCAGCAGTTGTAGTATTTCCTGCTAAAGCTTCCACCAAGTCTGTAGCATCTGAAAATGTTGCCGTACCATCAGTTTTCGTAGAATGTCTTACATAAACACGACCACCATGAGTAACATCTAAATCAGTAGATAAGTTCCAGCGTAATCTCACTAACTTATCACTTATCGGTTCTCCTGTAAGACCAGTAACATCTCCTGGAAGAGCAGTCTTTCCGACAGCATTAAAGGTAAAAGTTGTTGGTTGTGCAGAAGGTTCAAGTGAAGAGTTTATACTAGATAATTCAAATACATATTCACCCTGTAACGAATCTAATATCTGAAATTCTGTGCTTTTTGATCTAAGAGTTATAAAATTACCATCATCTAATCTGTAATTAAGTTCATACTCTATAGCTCTTGGAACGGGGTTAAAGTCTATATTTAATCTTGTTCTTGCAGTAGTGCCTTCTGTAAAAAATTCTTCTACAACATTTGGTGCACCAGGAGGATCTACCAGTTCATTTAATACTGTGATATTACGAACAGGGAGTGGAGAACCATCTTCAATAAACGCATATTTCCCCGCGTTATATGCTGCTGCTGTTACTGCATAATTATCTTTATCTTCAGTAATTCCTACAACTCTCCATTGAGTAGTCTGTAAAGTTGTATTCTGTAAAATCCAAACACTATTAATATTAGGTGCTGTATTAACTAAATTCCCATTTGAATCTTTCATCTGAAAATTTTCGCCACTAGCAAGTGTTATCACTGCTCCGCTTATCGAAGCTACATTTTTAGTGCTTACCGTTCCATCAGGCATTATTACACTGATTGTTGGACTGTTTGTATCATCTAAATCAGTATCGGATGTATTATCTACTGTTATCGTATTTGTTGTTGCAGCACTAATTCTTCCTCCTCTCCTAAGTCCTGCTCTCACTGGATCGCTTACTTCAATAACCTGTCCTGGTCTAACAATTACTCCTTCTGCTAATCCTGTTGCAAAACTAATGGTTTCAGTAGAATTTTGTTCCTCAAAAAGAACAAATCGTCCTAATCTTCTGGCTTGATTCCTTGATGTAGTCGCAAATCCTGTAATTTTTTTATGAATAATTCCATATTTATTTTTAGCGGTAGTATCTTCAACAGTTTCAAAGTTTAACTCCTGATTTTCCATGTCAAAGTAAGACACAGATACAACAGTGGATCTTGTTTTTAAGCTCGTTCCAGAATAAATAAATCCTTCGGCTGTTACATTTGACAGATTGAAAAGATAACTGGGATCTGTAGGTCTATCTTGAGTGAGAGTAAGAGATCCTGCACTCCAGAATGTCATGCCTCTCATTACAGAACTAAGAGCCATTACAGTTTTAAAAGCATCTCCTCTTTTTTGAAGAACTACATTACAACTAAATCTGGGTTCTTGACCGCCATCTCCATCATCAACTAATTCAGAAGAATAAACAGAAGCACTATAAAAAGCATATTTATCAAGTTGAGCTTCAGTAATATGATTTCCTAATCCAAAACGAGGTTCTGTTAATAAGTTAAATAGAATCCAAGCTGGATCGGAACACCAATGCTTTGTTGTAGTAAGAGTTCCATTGAATGTACCACTATAAATTAATCTTCCATTTGTTTGATCTACTGTTGCATTATGTGGGATTTTTATTTTAACTCCACGAATCCTATACATTCTTTGAGGAACACTGGCAAATTGTTCCGCATCAAGACGTAAATACAGATGAGCTATATCTGGATAAGCTCTTCGTTCATCTATTATTGTTGTCAGAGATGTCCATGAAAACGTATCTGTTTTTCTTTCACTTGTACTATCAGCAGTAAGCCTACCAACCTTTACTTGTATGGGAAAAGAAGCGTTATCCTTAATTGGAATTACAAAATCTCTACTGTATGCACTTCTTGACTTACCTCTAATTGTAAACTCAGACACCTGAGTAGGAATTAAACCAAAAAGACCACCAGGTTGAATTAATGTTTTTCCTCCTTGATTTTTGTCAAAACGAGAAACAGTGCCATCGTTTTCAGTTATTTCTATAAATACATCAACGTGAGCACCTAAATTTTTTCCATCTTTTTCATTGATATTGACGAGAGCATCAAAACGAATTGTGACTCTAATAGCATCAATATTAGAATCAGTTACAGTTCTTGTAACTGGTAATGCGTTAGTTACTTTTACTCCTACACCTACTTCATTTTCAATCTCACTGATAGCCTTTATATGAGTTTGG